TTTTTCACCTTTTTGTTTTTCAACTTGTTTTTCACCTTTTTGTTTTTCACCTTTTTGTTTTTCACCTTTTTGTTTTTCAACTTCTTGTTTTTCACCTTGTTTTTCAAACTCCTCACTCTCAACTGGAAAATATTCAGGAGTGTCCGTGTACGGACTTAAATTTTCCAATTCTTCTTTTCCAGAACTTTCAAGTTGTTTTTCAAGTTCTTCAAGTTCTTTAATTTCTTCTTGTTTTTGCTTTTCTTCCCTCTCTCTTTGTTGTTTAACAGCTTCTCCGAATGAGATTCGAGGCAACTCGCCCTCACCTTCATCGCCCTCATCGCCCGCCTCACCTTCACTCTCGCCCTCCCCTAATATTTCTCGCTGAACCGGCTGTGCAACTTTTGAACGCGCTCTTTCTAATCGTTTTTTTATATTTAATGCGCGTTTTTCCTTATCCTCCCTTTTACCTCCTCCATCCATTTCTGATTCATTTTCATCTCCCTGAATTTTTTTAATATTTGAAATGTAATCATCTTCAAGCAACTTTACCGTAAACCCCGCCCGTTTCAAAACATGTTCCAAATTTATATAAAACGGAGTCAACCCTTTTTTCGTTTTTATATTATATTTATTATTTTGGATGACACATAATTTCCCCTTTGCGTTGAAATTGGAAACGACATCAAGCTCATCTGCCGTTGATGATGCCAATGATGACGACATAATAGATGATACAAATAAATCTTTATTTTTTACAATTAAATCATTCAATGCCGGATATTTCTCTCTCATCATTTCTTTACAAAAACGAATTTCATCTTGGTTCACCGATTTCTTTTTAAAAACCCACATTGGCGACTTGTACTCTTTTTTCTTATTATACCCGCTCGCACCCACCACCCCGTCAAACCGCGCATCTTTAGACCAACCGCAGACAAATAAAACCATCGGCTCTATTATTCGATGTTTCTCTACACCCTTGCTAAAATCATCAATGTGAATCACCATATTTCCTTCAGATGCCAGCGAATTCCAGGCAATGTAGAGTGATTTAAATAAAAAATGCACCATCCACTTGTCAAATGTTGAATGGGTAATAATGGATTGCTCGCCTTCTGTGGTAAATACTTCCAAATCAAAATAAGGCGGACTGGTAAAAATCAAATCAAACTCGCGTCCTTCCAAAGTTGCCTCTGCGCTTTCAAATGGTGCATCAATTACTTTGTACTGGTCTTTTTTTGACTCCATGTATTCGTCAATCATGGCTCTGTATCCCGGTTGCAGCGACGCATTCGGGTCAAACGCCAAATAAGAATCCAGGTTTTTTGCCAACGCTGCGAGCAATCGGTCACCCCAACCGGCGCTAATGTCTAACACACGCGTTTTTGCGCTATCTCTTAAAAAATACTCATACACGGATGCTGCAAGGGTTGCTTTGAAAAAATTACATTCCATATTTTTATATTTTTCGGGCAACGTATTGCTCAATTTATAAAATGACTCTCTCAAATTAAAACTTGTCAAATCCTCCTTCAAATCCGCATATTTTTCAATCACCAGCTTCATGTATTCCTTATTGTTCCACGCGGCAAACGGAGAAAGCTCTTTGCCTTCGCGCTTGCATTTCATTCGTTGCAGCCCTGTAAAACAATCAATCAGTTTATCCGCTTCGTAGTCGTCAGGTTGTGTGTTGATGTACACGTATCCTAATTTGTAACCGTCGACCGGTAAATTCATTTTTTGCCACACTTCACGCGCAAGTTTTTGTTGATAATTCGAATGTCGAGAGTTTACGACTTCCGGCTTGTATTTTTTAAGCGTTTGAAATGCATCCGTCTTAAATTGCGTCGTGCAATATTCCGGCGGAAATGGAAATTTTAATTCGCCGCTCTGTATCTTATCAATAATCTTTGTCGCAATAAACTCTTTATCGTATTTGCGGTACGTCTTTTCCAGCAAACTTAATTTTCCGTCTTCTATGTATGCATCAATATCGAATGATTCTGATTCCATTACTCACTCTTACTAATAATAATAATAATAGTATATATATTATTAGTAATACATTTTGCTAAATCAATTTCCGCTTATTTATTTATTTATATTTATTCTTACTTATTATATTTAATTATTTATTGTATTTTCACATTATTTTTTCAATGGGCGTAATTTGCGTCTGTATATATTATTATTTTCTATTATTGTATATTACTATTATGAACAAAACGATACTATTAACAGGTGGACTCGGCTTTATTGGAAGCCACATTGTTATCGATTTATTAAATAAACACTATAAAACAATCATTGTTGATAATTTATCTAATAGTGATTTAGAAACATTAGATAAAATTAAAAAAATTGTAGGAGATGAACTATTTTCTCTTATATCATTCTACAATATTGACATATCAAAAGAGGTACAAAAATTAGAAGAAGTATTTAAAAATCACAAGATAAATGCAGTAATTCATTTAGCAGGATTTAAAGCAGTCGGAGAATCTATTCAAAATCCTCTAAAATATTATGATAATAATTTAATTAGTACAATTCATCTCGTTCAAGTAATGAATAAATTTGAATGTAATCATATTATATTTTCTAGTTCAGCTACTGTATACGGCGATAAAAATCCACCTTATCGGGAAAGCATGATTACTACTGGTAAAGGTATTACAAATCCATACGGTAAATCAAAATGGATTCAAGAAATCATGCTTAAAGATATTACCATCGCTCAACCCAACTTTAAAGCCACAATGTTACGATATTTTAACCCTATTGGTAATCATCCGAGTGGTCTAATCGGCGAAGAGTTTAAAACAAATACTGCAAATCTCTTTCCCAATATTCTTCACGCAATACATTTTAAAAAACCATTTCATATTTTTGGCAATACCTATAAAGAAAATAAAAAAGATGGCACACCAATGCGCGACTTTATTCATGTATGCGATTTAGCAACCGCTCATGTAAAAACTCTAGATTATCTATTTGATTCTAAAGGTATAAAAAATTATGACATATTTAATGTTGGATTAGGTTCTCCTGTAAGTGTACTAGAAATTATAGATACATTCAAAACAAATAATAAAGTAAATCTACCTGTTTTAATTAAAGAAAAACGTTACGGAGATTTACCAGTTTCCTACTGTAACAATTCAAAAATACTTAAAAAAATAAATTGGTCTCCCAAGTACACATATAGTGACGCATGTGAGCACACTTGGAAATACTACACGACCTATTATCTTTAAATTAAAAAAGTGGCTAGCAATTTGCTAGCCACTTTTTTATACAAATCATTTTTATTTTTGGTCCAGTGTAATTATTTTTACAATACATTCCAAAATAATATTTTTTTATTCATAGGGTTCATTCCATTGTATCTTAAACACATTTCAAATGCTTTTAAATCATAATTCGACATTGACGGAAAATCAATTTTAAGTTTTGATGCATACTCGAATGGTTTGGGATATTTTATTATTGTTACCAGGGGGGCTAAACACGCCTCCGCCCCCTTGAACTCTGCACCAACTTGTACTCCGTATATTTTTGTTTGCCCCCCCACCATTCCTTGTCCTTGTGATGATAATTCGTTTACAGCTTGAATAATCCCGCAAAGTAAAGTCCCCGAACCTACCGCGCACCATATTTCATCGGGCGGATTTTTGAACATTGCGGTAAATGACTCAATCACACTTTTTGCTCGACACGCAATTAGATCTATATTTTCAGGGGATTTGGCACCAAATGCGATTTTATGAATGCGTGTTTGTTGTGTTGTTTGTTGTGTTTTTGTATTGTATGTTTCTGGATGTTCTCCTAATTGGCATTGTTGGCATTGATATTGATTATGATTATGCTGCTGATTTATATATTCGCGCGCGCGTTTTTCAACTACAGTTAAATAACCATACGGAACTTCAACTATATTTGCAGAATAGGATGCGCACAATTCGGTATTTGGATGACGCTTGTTACGTTTTGCACAAAAAATTGTAGCTTTTTTATTATGTTTTTTACAATATGCAGATAATGCAATTTGAAATCCGCCGTAAACCGGAGATACATATACAAACTCGTTGATAGCGTTATTTGAGTCGTTTACATTTATGGCAGCTTCGAATATCGAATCCAATAATATAGATTTCGTGCCACCCACCAATAAATCGTCCCGTAATACACCTATTCCATAATGATCTTCTATTTTTATGTTTTTTTCAACATTTTCCATTATATTTTATTATGTTTTACTTTTTTATAATAAAATAATTAAGGGTAGGGAACGAACGAACGATACATTTAAATATATTTATAAGGTCCATCCCCCTTCACCGTTGTATTATGCTTATCACGTTCTACTATAATGTTGCCGCGCTTACCATGAACCAGCCAGTTGAACCTGCCATTCTCGCCGTAAACGCTAAATGTATTGTTTTCCACATTCACTTCGCTCGCACTGAACACTTTCACTTTGCCGTCGTAAATGTGGGTAATTTGAACCGTATAATCGTCGCTTCTATTACACAATTGTCCAACATAGGATGGAAGGCGTATTAGCGCCGACATTCCATTCATAATTTCGCCCTTGCCTCTGTAATAAACGCCGGCTTCCGGTCCTTCCAAACAAGCATGAACTAATAGTTTATTGGCAGTGTCAAGAGGATGGTCTATAATAAATGATTTGGCACCTGAATAATAAACAACTTCTTTCGATCCTAGGTGGTCATACATAAGTACTGAATAATTTGTGCCAGTACTTCCAATTGGATCTACATAAAATGAACCTGTACGAGTACTTTGTAGTTGACTACTATTTCCGTTCAATATAATGGTGTTATCGTGTTGGTTCGAAGAACCAGCATTTAAACCTATGGCAATTGTATGTTGACCTTGATTATTTTGACCAGCTTTTTCACCAATGGCAATCGCACTATCGCTTTGATTTTCACTACCGGCTTGATAACCAATTGCAATCGAATAACCCGAACCGCGACCTTGACCTGTTTGACCGGCTTGATAACCAATGGCAATCGAAGATGCTGATTGACCAGATTGACCGGCTTGATTACCAATGGCAATCGAAGATTCTGATTGATCAGATTGACCGGCTTGATTACCGATAGCAATCGTATTGTCGCGTTGACCGGCGTGTTGACCCGTACAACCGGCTTCATTACCAATTGCAATCGCATTATTACCTTGAATATATTGACCGGCTTGATTACCAATGGCAACTGTATTATCACTTTGAGCATTTTGACCGGCTTGATAACCAATGGCAACTGCACCACCCGCCAATCCGCTCTGATACGATTGACCGGCTTGATAACCAATGGCAACGCAGGGTAAACCTGATATAAACCCCTGGTTACCTTCACCCGCTTGATAACCAATAGAAATAGAACCAGGACTTTGACCCGTACAACCGGCAAGAGTACCAATGGCAACTGCATTTGCGCATTGACCCGAACAACCGGCTAGGTAACCTATTGCAATTGCACTTTCGCCTTGACCAGTTCCACCCGGGTTAGAAGTAGAAAGACCATCCAAAGTACCACCGGCACCGCTCCCAATGGCAATTGCGTTATCACCTTGATTATAAATTCCAGCTTGGTAACCGATTGCAATTGCACATCCTGTACCGCCCGTCAATCCTTGACCGTATGCGCCAGCTCCTTGTCCAATGGCAATGGAACCATCACTTTGAGAAACACTGCCGGCATAATTGCCAATTGCAATTGCACCGCCCGCAGTCCCTATCATTCCTTGACCCGTTCCACCAGCATTAATGCCAATGGCAATTTGACCATCTGCTTGACTTATTTGACCGGCTTGTATACCAATGGCAACTGCACCGGCTCCTTGACCCGTTTGACCGGCTTGTAAACCAATGGCGATTGAAATCTTTCCTTGATTGTATTGACCGGCTTCTGCACCAATGGCAATGGACGACCCTCCTTCATCATGCGGGTCATAAGTATAACCTTGACCTGTTTGACCGGCTTGAAAACCAATAGCGATTGAACCACAATACTGGTTATATTGTCCGGATTGAACACCAATTGCGATAGATAAACCAGTCTGACCGGTTCCTTTTCCTTGACCCACTTGTCCAGCTTGATAACCGACGGCAACAGAACCGGTTGGACCGCCTTCAACCTTTATAGTTGAGTCAAGAATGAATTCACCGGAAAAGGGATTTACAGAAAAAGGAGACGCCTTGTTGATATTTAAATCTACACCACCAGTGTTGCTTACAAAAACAGGATAATAAGTTGTATTCCCAATTGCCTCAATTATATTAACTGCACCCGATCCTGTTGGTCCGGTTACTGTGCTTGGAGCACCAGTTGGTCCACTTGGTCCGCTTGGTCCGCTTGGTCCGGTTACTGTGCTAGCAGCACCAGTTGGTCCAGTTGGTCCAGTTTGTCCAGTTTGTCCAGTTTGTCCAGTTGGTCCAGTTTGTCCAGTTTGTCCAGTTTGTCCAGTTTGTCCAGTTTGTCCAGTTTGTCCTGTTGGTCCAGTTGGTCCGGTTACTGTGCTCGCAGCACCATTTGCACCATTTGCACCGGTTGGACCGGTTGAGCCGGTATTAGACGCTTGTCCGTGAGGTCCCGTTGCTCCTGTTGCTCCCGTTGCTCCAGTGGGTCCAAGAGGACCGCCATACGGTCCGGTGGGTCCCGTTTGCCCCCAAATCGTAGACGATTTAATTGCAGACCACGGACCAACGCGTCCCGCTTGAGTTATCGCTCGAATTTTAAAAAAATATTGTGTAACCGGTGCAAGATTTATCGCAGTGTATGTAGTTTGAGTAAATGGAATACTTTGAGAATCGGGCGTTCCTTCACACGGCACCCATGTGGCTGAACACAAATTATAATCACACGCATTCTGTTGCAGTTGATATTTGGCTATCGGATCACTTGCTGATGAATATGCCGGTAACCATTTAATTGTTGCCGATAATGCTGACATTGTTTTGTTTATGTTTAATAATAATCAATTAATTATATATAATAATTATTAATAACTATATATTATTTTTTTATTAATAATTTTTTATTATTTTTTTATTAATAATTTTTTATTACAAAAAAACTACATGAATGCCATGTCCGCAAGAATTGGGTTCAATTCGTTAATACTACACCTATTTTCCGGTCTCACCAGCATGTGTTTCATAAAAATATCACGAAGATATTCATGCTTCACTGAATTAAAATATCTAGGATTAATGTAACCGTATTCATCAAAAAAAAGATACGGAAATTCGTTATAATAATTATATGTCTTTTTAAACGCATACATTGTCATAAATATTAACCCGATTGACCAAATGTCGTGTTTTTTATCGTGCTTTACCCACTTATACGAATAGTTGATTCCGGTAATATATTGATTCACATTGCCGGTTTCCGGCGCGCAATACGGCATTGTTCCGCCACTCGCATGCGTTGTTTTTAAATGCGTTCCCGATAATCCGTAGTCTATTAAACAGACGTTATTATTATAGTCCACCATTATATTATTCGGCTTCAAATCGCCGTGCACGCAATCCACATCATGCAATTCTTTTATTATTGCGCAAACCTGTATTAATAAATCATACATCATCTCATATATATTGCCTCTCGATTTATGCTTATGCATCCACATATCCAGCGTCATTCCGTTGACATGGGGCTGGATGCTATAATATAATGAAGAAGAAGGTGCCACTTCAATGTGAACGTACATTGGCAACACAATTCCCATCCGAAATATTTCCATAAAATTATTATTATTATATTTTTTAAAAATAACGTCTGCTGTTAACATTTCATTCTCAACTTGGTCGCGCGTCGTATCAATTCTAATAATTAAATCAAAGTATTTGTGTTTGAATACGCCGTAGTTATTCTCAAACAAAATCTTTTTGTTGTTGTTTTTGTTGTTATCATTGTTATCATTATCAACGATATATTCGTCATCATCATCTTCATATTTTTTTATTATATGAAGGTCACTTACATCTTTATTATGTATCTTTAGTATCATTTTTTTTATGTCTGATTTGTTATACACAACGTGCGATTTTCTTGCATTTATTATCATTTCCACAATTTCATCAATTGTTGGAATGGTTGGCTTTATCTTTGATTTCGGTACGCGTGTTGCGTTTGTTATTGCAACATCGTCAGATAAGAAATTTAACAGTGGCTCCTTCGCGCCTTCCAACTCATTATTGTTTTTATTCGTATTCATCATGGTGGGGTTTATTTGTTTCGAACTACTTTATTTATTTAGTAAATACTTTGTATATACATTTTTTTATGTATTTACTTTTATTTAGTTGGATTTAATAATTTATAAATAATATTATTATATTGTTATATTATATAATATTATTATGCCCTTGACTGATTCATCATCATCCTCGAATATTCAAAAAACAGCTGCACAACTTCAAGAAGAAGCAGATAGAGCGGCAGCAAGAGCGGCAGCAAGAGCGGCAGCAGCAGCAGCACCAGGCAAAGAAAATGTGAATCCTCAACGTCGTAGTCGCACTCAACGCCGTGGTCGCGGTCGCGGTCGCACTCAACGCCGTGGTCGCACTCAACGCCGTGGTCGCACTCAACGCCGTGGTCGCGGTCGCGGTCGCAAAATGAATTAAAAAAACAATAAATAAAACTAAATAAAACAATCAATTCACAATAAACCTATTGATTGTTTTACTGTTTATAAAAATCCAATAATCTCGCCGACGGATCCACGTTTGTGCAAAACGGGTGCCGCCAATAATATGGAATCGCATTATCGCTCTTTTCCGGAAAAAAAGTTTCATATACTTTTCTATAATAATAACTCTCTTTATCATACGGCAAATTATTTTCATTATGCGCTTCATGTTTTAAATCGTTGATTTTTTTCAAATATACATTAAATTCCACATCCGTCACCTTTTTGTCAACGTGCTCCTTTATCATTTGAACCCACGTTCTTCCTGAACTCCCCGACACCCCATCGCTAAATGCCTCCTTTCGCCTCCAAAGCAAATCGTCCGGTAAATAGTCGTACCCGTCAAACGCTTTCCGCAGCAAGTATTTCTCAATCCTCTCATCCGTGAATCGCTTGAAGCGCGGCGGAATTTCCATCACGTATTTCAAAAGCGCCTTGTCCGCAAACGGAACCCGAGCTTCTAATCCAGCGCCCGAAATTGTTTTGTCTGAACGCAATAAATCAAAATATCGCACATCTCGAATCATCCGCTCATTTTCCCGCTTAAACGCAGCATCAGATGGCGCTTTTGTAAATCCGCGATAAGATCCAAACATTTCATCCGACATGTCTCCGCAAAAAATAACAACATCATTCGACATTCGCGAAATATACTTGCTAATTAACAAATTCGGCAGAGACGCGCGCACAGACGTGGTGTCATAACTCTCGATTTGATATATCGTGTCTTCAATGGCGTCCAAAAATTCCTCCTCGGTTAAACACACTTCGTGATGGCGCGTGCCCAAAAATTTCGCCGCACGCTTTGCCCACATTAAATCCACCGAACCTTTTAGTCCAATGCTGTACGTGTTCAGTTTTGACGGATCCATGTTCTTACACAAAATTGCCGTGACAAGCGTGCTATCCAAACCACCCGACAGCAACGACCCCACCGCCCCCCGCTCCGACATTAGCCGCTTCTTTACAGCAGATTCCAATAACGTTTTAATGTTTGCGCATATATTGTCTTCACCGTCTTCCACCGTCTGAAACACGTAATCATACGGCACATATTGTTCCAGCTCAACATCGCACATGGTGCGAATCGCAAGTCCAGAATAATATGGTTTGATCGTCAGCGTTCCCAACTCATATTCCCCGTAGCATCCCGACGGAAATTGTTTTATGTATGCACCCAAACAATGATCCATTGATTTGATTTCGCTTGAAACCGTAATATCCGCCGCAAATCCACTCTCTGACCCGTAAAACAACGACCGTATTCCAAACGGGTCTCTTCCAATGTACATTTTATCATCATCGTGATCCACCAAAACCAGCGCAAATACGCCATCAAGCCGCTTCAACGTTTCCTCCATTCCAATTTTCCGAAATAAATGAATAACAATCTCACAATCTGACCCCCCTCGGCTATACTCGTCGTTCAACTTATATTCCTCAATCAATTGTTTGTGATTGTAAATCTCCCCGTTGCACACCAGAGTGCAACCCTTCATTTTTAACGGCTGATTTCCAGCGTTGCTTAAACCATTAATCGCCAAACGATGAAACCCAATGCACATGTGCGAACTATTCTTCGTTTTTTCATTCAAAAAAATAGAATTATCAGGTCCGCGATGACTCGTCTTATAAAATGACATCTGTAGCATTTTCAATTTTTTCATATCAATATATCTTGTCAACCTGTTCTCGTAATAAAAAATTCCGCACATTTCTTTAGTTGGTGGGTGGTACTGGTGGTAATAATCAATAGTACATATATATTAAACGCTCTTTCTATGTTGATTTAATAAATATTGTGTGGTTTCACGCGGCGCCCTTATTTAGTAAGTAATTAAAATATATATAAAATATATTTATATATATATTTTCTAATACATATATAAATATACATATATACAGATAATAAATGTTCGGTGTTGTAAACAAATTATACTTGTGCAATCAAGAAAGGTCTAGACAGTTAAACGACCGTATCACCGCTCGCAATGCGCCATCTGCGCCGCTGCAGCCGCAATACAGTATGCGACCAGTTTTAACCAAATATTCAATCATGCCCATTTTAGACCAGCGCGCGACCCCCACCGTCTCCATTGGCGAATATCCGCAATACAATCCTGAAACCACATTCAATCCCGGAAACGCGCAAGCGCCGTGGTCCGGTTTCTCTTCAAACATTAACACGGAATCCACTCTCAGAAATCAATTCTTTGCGCTTCAAAATTGCGAACAATCGGAATATGTGCCTTCATCAAAAAGTGACCTCTATAATGTTCGCATCCCCGAAAATTATGTCAAACAACCGTTCCCCGACCTTTTTAATCGTCAACAATTCTGTCTCCATAATCCCAACGAACACAATATCGCAAATAAATTTTTCAATAATTCAACTCGAACTGACGTTAAAAATTTGTAAATATAAAATATAAATAGTTTTATATGGATTTGCACTATTCGTGCGTGTCTTATACATTCCTTTTATTTTTGTTTTCATTCGTTGTAATTTATAAACGCATTATAATATATAATATATATAAATTATAAAATGGACATTTCTTTAAACTCGGTTGACGATGCAACTCTAGAATATATGGTAAATGTCGCACAATATGAAAAATATCTTCGCAAAAATAATATACTATACGATACAGGTTTCAAAAGAGATTTGAAATTATATAAAAAAAGAATCATTTCTATTACCAAACGTGGCATAAAAGACGACATTTCTGATGTTGCGCTTGTCAACACATTTAATACGTACATGAAGGCGTGCATATCATTTTTAAAACTTGAAGACAAAAACAAAAACCAACACACAATTTCAACCGACAATGCACCCGTTGCACCCGATGCACCCGTTGCACCCGTTGCACCCGATGCACCCGATGCGCTGCATGTTGTAAAATTGACAGATGAATATGCGGAGGAAATGAAGCACATAAACACCATGCATGAAGTGAAAAAACTTACATTAGATATAAATATCAATAAACAAAAGTCAAAATAAATATATTAAAATATTAATATTATTATTATTAATTATTATTAATATTAATAATATATATCAATAAATGCCCAAAAAAAATAAAAATACAAAAAGTATTCGAAGTAAATCAAATACAACAATAACCCAAAATAAAGGCAATTCGAATTCGTCTCAAGAAAACACATCAGACAAGTCATTTAGAAAACTTTCATGCGCACCAACACAGGAAAAAGATTTCACGTGTTACACTACAAATGCAATAATAAAATTAAGAGACAATTGGAATGCGCGACACCCAGACGCAATCATAAATAGTAACGACATTAAAGAAATATGGGAATCGTTAAAAAATGGATTCGGAAACGTATGCAATAAAGAATCGTGCTGGCTTCGTCAGCTCTTTGATCAAAGCGCATCAGCAACAAAAGATTTATTTAATTATTTTGCACCCGAAAGCCCTAAAACATGGAATAAAAATCCAAATGAATGGCTTTCCAGTGTTGACATTACAAAAGTCATGAAACAATACGAATCTGCTTTTCCTTTTTTCGAATTTCTTGGACCATCACCCATCGATTTCGATAAAACTCCAAAGGGCGAACCATCTTGCGTATATGAAGAATTGTGTAATTTCGATATTAAAAAATACCTTGATCCAAATAATAAAAAAACAAAAATTGGAATCATATTTAATACAGACCCCCACTATTTATCCGGCTCACATTGGATATCTCTCTTCATAAACATCAAACAACAATTCATTTTCTTCTTTGACAGCACGGGCGACGCGCCATCCAAAGAAATTAATAAATTTGCCAAAAGAATAATTAAACAGGGCGAAGACATTGGATTGAATCTAAAATATATTGTAAACAATAAACAACACCAAAAAAGTAACACGGAATGCGGAATTTATTCGCTCTTCATGATTGCCAATCTTTTAAAAGAAACCAAAACGCCAAACGATTTCTTAACAACCATATTTACAGATAAAGAAATGACAACATTTCGACAAATATTCTTCAATAAAGAATCGCTATAGATAAGATGATTTATATTTTATTCAAATCTATGACAACTCGTCTCATTTTTCTTCTGTATTCATAATAATCGGAGTCGTCAGTCTCTGTTACGCTTTCAAGCTGTTTCAAACATTCATAAAAATGATTGCAACTTTCAAATGTTATAATCCCGCCATCGTATATATCATCCATGTCTTTTCGACATTGTTGATGTCTCAGCGTGTAATAGTAATCATATGATGAAACGCTTAGAAAATTAAGCACGTTTGCCATCAATGAGAGTGTGGTTTCGGGTTCGGTCATTGGTTTTTCTGGTTGTTGTTCTGATTGTTGTTCTGATTCTATACCTTCGCGTTCGCGTTCCATTTAAGTATTTGAATTGAATTTATTATAAGTAAATAAAAGTTTAAATTTTAAATTGTTATTTATTAAGTAATTTATGTTATCTTATAAATAACATAAATAAATTCATAATATAGTGTCCGCGAAATGTATATTTTTTTAATTTATATTGTTTACTTGCGACCACCACGACCGCGACCGCGAGAACCATCATCCCCGCGAGGCTTTGAATCGCGCGAAAAAGGTTGAGATTGAGATTGAGAACCGAATCCAGAACCAGAAGATGATGGTGCACTCGAACTCGTCGTCCTCCTCAATACAGGCACATACGTATCCTCCTCCTCATCACAATCAGACCCCCCGCCGCCTCCACGAGAATCGCGAGAATTTTGATGGGAAGAAGAGGACGTCTGGCGAGCATCATTGCGCGTCTCGCACATCAGCTTCCCTCCATACATGCCCGTAACATTCGTCGCCTGGCACGAATGCTGCCCGTTTGCAACATTCGAAACGTCAAACTCTACATACTCCCCCTGCACCAAAAAACGATATTGCTCATCCTGTACCTTCACGTTTGAATGATGCACGAAAACCTCGCTTCCAACTTTGACTTCACTGCTGCCTCCGCTATGAACAACAGTCAAAAAACCAAATCCCGTTTTCATATTAAACCATTTTACACACCCTACCATTTTCTTTCCTGAAGAACCACTTGCTGTTGTTGCCATCTTGTTGATTGCTTGCTATGAATGTATTAGCGATACAGCTTTAAGTATCTTTGAATATATAATATTGTAAATATGCAGGGACATTCCCACACCTACCAACTATAAATACATATACATTTACCAGTAACATTTCTATTTTATTTTATTTTATTTTATTTTATTTTATTTATGATTTCATGATTTGATTTATCTCTCGTCTCTCTAGAATGTAAACTACAAACTTATCTAATAGAATAAAACATCAATGTATACGACCTCTTTTTAAAAAAGATAGTTTGGTTATTGGTTTTTAGAGAGACGAGAGATAAATCAAATCATGAAATCATAAATAAATAAAATAAAATAAGATAGAAATGCTAAGAAAAATATACTTAAAGGCATATTGTTACCTATAAATACATATATTGTATTGCATGCAGATTTTTGTAAAAACACTAACCGGAAAAACAATTACGCTCGAAATTGAAGCAACTGACACTATAAGCTCACTCAAAGCTAAAATTCAGGATAAAGAAGGTATTCCGCCTGATCAACAACGGTTGATATACGCAGGAAAACAGTTGGATGACGAGAGAACTTTAGCCGATTATAATATTCAAAAAGAATCTACTCTCCATCTTGTTTTGTGATACTAATTTTATATACTTATTATTTATATTTATTTTATATTATAAATATAAATGAGTTCAGATCATGAAGAAGGTGCAATGACGCGCGGACGTCTGAAAAAAATATTAGAGAGTTCGCCAGAGCATATATTAAAACGCGACATTCGCGATATGGATAAACAAACGTTGGAAGATGCGTTTTTTTTATGTTTAGAACAACTTGTAACTTTAAAAGAAGAAAATAACAAGCTCAAACAAGATTTGCGTATCGCTTATTCCATATACACCAGAAAAACGAATGGAAATCATCGCCCCACACCCTCAGCATCAACGAAGCAAACAATTCGTAATATATTTTCACCACCACACACAGCCAAAGAGATCATCAGGGGAATAACAAGAATGACACCGGAAATGCGCGGACGACGACGAACTTTGCGAAGAAATATTAAATAAAACAAATCTTTTAATTTATATAACATAATATATTAGTTATTTAGTTATTTAGTTATTATCAGAACAACACAAACCCGTGTGTATTAATAACACAAACATTAAATATACATGTTTTTATTATATGAATTATTATCAACTACATTTGAATTTTTTATAAATAGCTGCATTCCATCTTTTACATCCATCGGCGAAATGCACCGTTTATCTTTACTCCTTCCAGCCAATAAATTCTTCGAATGCGCAATCTTACATTTCACAAAAAGAAGCTCCATGTCACCTCCGTGATATCTAAAATGTGCCGTATTTTCCTTTATAAATTCATCAGTCATTGCACCCTTTTCAACATCCCAACCATTATCTTTCGACTTTTTAATGAAAATTTGCACCATTTCATGCGGGACATACGACTGCATCGTAAAATGAATACTAAACCGACGTTCCAAACCATCATTCATGCCAAAAAAATTGCGCTTTAACTCATCCTTATATCCCGCAATCATTAAAATGAAATACTTATTATCATCTTCGCGCATTTCTGTCAAGCTCTGATTTATCAAATCCAAGCACTCTTTGCTGTATGAATCCTGTGTATCTTTCCCGCTACTGTTTCCAATTGAATATGCTTCGTCAATAAAAAGAACGCCACCGCGAACCGAATTCAAAACTTCTGCGGTTTTAAGCGCGGTTTGCCCTAAATAACCTGCTATCAAGTCTCCGCGACGAACCTTTCTGAAAATATTGTTTTTCAATACACCGATTTTTAAATATATATTTGCGACCTTTTGGGCAAATTCCGTTTTGCCAATGCCCGGTTCGCCATAGATAACCGTGTGCAACAAATCGTCATTTTTGCGATTTAAACGCATGCTATAATATAAAATTAACGTGACAACTTGTTTTTTAAATTCTTGCTGACCTATCATATTATTTAAATCTTCCATTTCAGGAATTAAATTCTTTATCATTGCCAAGTCAATATTATACTCAATGTGCGGCTCTAATTTAAATTCTACTCCAACCTTTTTGCCGATGTCGATTAAATCTTCCAAATCGTCTACTTCTGCTTCAATGTTGATTCGCCTTGTAATCTTGGAAGGAGGAGGGGGAGGAGGGTTAGACAGATTCGACACATTCGGAAAATTCGGCATATTCGGATAATATTGGTGCGGAGAATATTGTAAAATGGAAGACCTAGGCATCGATCGTAACGGATCGGAATATTTATTATATTTATAATACGTATTTTTTTTTACTTTTGAAGGATATTCATTTTTTGACATTTATGGGTTAATATTGTAATTATTATATAATTGCATATAATAATAATTACAATAATTTTCATTTAATTTATATGACAACATAACAAAGAACAATATTAAATTAATCAATGTGAACTTCCTTGCCTATCGTTTTTATTATTCGTTTCTCCCCGACCTCCGGTATCGGCGTACACGCGTGATTAAATGTCAATAAAAATTGTCCATTCTTTGCTGAACTCGTTTTTTCCACCTCCGGATCTGAATCTTTCCACTCTTTTAATGATTTAAATTGTTTCCGAGATATTGCATTAATTGTATCCTTTAATTTTGAATTACCTTCGTCCTTTTCCCACTTCTCTTCATCCTTTATATACATGATGTCTCTCTTGTTGTCTGTGCAATGTATGGGACGCTTGTAAACATCCAACTCTTTTAACCCTCTCAAAAATATATTGCCTACGCTGTCCTCCAACGTCTTCTCTCTCGTAACGCTTAAATCATCCATAGTAATTTGCAACGACTTTATAAAATCACTAATATTTAAAGCATCTTTACATTGTTCGTTTAAAAAAACATTCAAATTAAATTTCTGTTTTATATTTGTCGTATTATTATTTGTAATCGTATTTCCACCACACATTAACGGAATCATTTCTATTAACTTTTTTTGCTGCTCTTGCTGGTCTCGTATGTGCTGCTCTTGCTGGTCTCGTATAAATTTATGCTGATCCTTCATTAATTGTTTCATTTCTGCATTATCTCTCATTAAACTCATTATTATATTATCCTTGCTCGAACATGAACGTTTTTTATGTTTATTAATTCCGGCTTGTGTTTTGAATACTTTTCCACACACACACTCTAATTCCAATACATTCGTATTCGCATTCGTATTCACATTCGTATTCGATTTCACATTCGCATTCGCATTCGTATTCGAATTCGCATTCACATTCAAATACGCATTCGAATACGCATTCGCATTCGCATTCGCATTCGCATGTTTTTTTGTTTTAATATGTCTATTATAATCACTCTCAAAATAACAAGAAAAGTTACATTTTTTACATAGAAACTGTTTATTTAATATTTTTGAAACATCGGTAATGGGTAAAAGGCTCATTTATTTATAATAATATTATAAATCTGTGTATATATAATATTATTATACTACATTTAAATTGATTTAATTATTTATTGAATTAAATTAATCAATTTAATAAGGTTTATCCCTTCTATTCCACATTTCCCTAAAAAAATACTAAAATGTTGATTTTTTAAGGATGATTTGTAAATTATTTATTCGTCGTAAAAAATGAATCAAAACATTTATTATTTTTTTATTGGGATTTATCCTCGAAAATCGATAATCTTGTTTTCATTCCACAAAACATTGCATTTGGGGGGATGTTTTAGAGGGAGACCCATTTTGTAACCCGAAAAATACAAATAAATCCAGAGCATCCGCAATGTCGCTCGTTTTTTTATTTTGGTGCTGAGAGCATAAGCCTAGCAAAACCAAAAAACGAGTAAAAACGAGCGGGTTTTAGAGCATATCAGTAAGAGAAGTCGCGTCGATATTGACAATTTTGTGAGCATAAATGCTCTAAATCCAAAATGATCCATTTTGGATCGAAAAACGAGTGATTTTCTGAATCTTTTTTTTTATGAGACCACATATGATGCCGCGCATGGTTCCTGGATACGATATTTTTGTGATGCTCGTTTTTTTCGATCCAAAAGCGTCCATGTCCAAAAATGTCCAAAATGTCCAAAATGTCCAAAATGTCCAAAAAATGTCC